GGGTCTCTACCATATGGATGCTTATCTTTACCATAAGTGTTTCCTTCTTTTGGTCTACCAACTCCCCTATTTAATTCAATTTCAGTTTTTAATTTTTGAATTTCTTCTTCCACATTTTGTTGTTGTGGTGGGTTTGCTGGGTCTTGTCCTTGCTGTTCTATTGATGTATGTCTGAATCTGTCTTTAAGGTCTAAGATTACTTTAGCTCTTTCAAGATCAACTTCATCTTGAGATAATCCAAAGATATTGTGATACGCCCAATCAGATGATAACATATTAAGTGATTTTACATCAGTTGCTAATCTTACCTTTTCGGACCATAAATTAACTTTTTCTTGCTCATAAATTGTAGAAGCATTTGTCAAAGTTAATTCAAAATTCGTCATTTCAGAGTCTTCAATACCATTCGCTGCTAAGTGAACTACTGCAATTTTTGCCAATTCACTAACAACTGTACGTTGAATTCTTTCAATAGTTCTTGCAAAACGAACATCTTCTGCAGCCAATGTAGCTTTACCATTTACATTCTCATCATAAGATAAATAAGCCTTTGGAACTCTTAATGCTGCAAATAATTTATTCTTTAAATAATCAATATCTTCAATTGCTGCATATTCTAAACCGCTAAGATTATCAATATTAGTACCACTATCACTACCACGAACAGGTAAAAAGAAATCTTCAGTAAGGTTTTGAATATTGTATTTTAAGTTATAATCACCAGTATTTTTATCAACAAATGGAGTTTTCTTCATTTTATTGATAATCTTTTGCATATAGTTATCCACTTCTTGTGGTGGGATATTACCTATATCAATTTTGAACACTCTCTTTTCAGGTGCTCTCATAATACGATGGATTAACATCGCATCTTCCATCAACGATAATTGTTTCCAAATTCTTCTTGCACCCTCAATCATTGATTTACCATAAGGAAGGAAGTTAGTATCCGATAGCATTCTGAAGTGAGCCATTTCGTATTGCTCATATTCTTTTTTACCAAAACGGTCTAATTCAACCTTATACTTTACATAATCAGGATTGTTTGGGTCAGTACCCTCTAATCTTTCTACATTATATGTTGAATGTGGTGCTACGTTGATAATACCTTTACCAGGTAGGATTTCTAATGCTAAGAAAGCATCACCATATTTTACTAAGTTTCTAATCCAAGGCCATAAGTTAAACTCCACATTCATTATATCATAGAATAGATTGTGAAGCATCTCTCTTACGTTCTCATTTGTGGATTTAATCTGAAGTACATCACCATATTCGTTCTTTGTTGTACTCTCATCGGCGTATATGTCTAAAGCAGAACCAATGATTGGGTCCATATCCATAGCATCATAATCTCTAAAAAGTTCTCTACGAACCTGATGATATGCCATTGATTGTGCACCCTGATGAGTTTCAAAATAAGACCTCTGAAGTTTTGTATATCTATCTCTTAGATTTACAAAGTTAGTATTCATTTGTCTATCTTCAACGTCTACTACTTTACGTTTACCATCTTTATCAACGGTTACGATTGCATTAGTTGAAAATAGCTTTTTAAGTCTCCCAAAGAAACTCCTATCGTCTTGAAATTGTTCTGCCATAATTTATTTTACCATTTTCTACAAGACCAATATCTTGCTTTTGTTCTTGGACCAGGATTATCACAATTATGTCTTGCTCTAAAATTAGCCCTTCTACCAGGATTATTCTTTTTTATTTTAACACCTTTTTGTCCAAAGTTTACTTTGATAACTTTTCCAGTTTTAGGGTTTCTAACATAAACTTTAAATTTCTTTACATCACCCGCCATTGGTTTACCTAACTTCACTTCTCTACCTTGATATTCAGCTTCGTAAACACAATTACAGCCAGCTTCATCTAAAGATTGAGAGTAAGATTTAAGATAGTTGATAAAATCATCCATATCTTCTTGTTCTACATCCAATTCATCATAATCATCAATTGGATTATCTGCTGGTTGGTCTCCTTTTTGGTATGCTTTATCTACATACTCATCTTCTTTTAGGATATTTGTTAATTTAATCATTTTGGTCTCCTTTTTGTATTTTGACATATACCATAAATATCACTAATTATCAAAACACCTACATTTTTACAACCATTGTGATAAGTCTTCAAAATCATCACCTATTCTCATTTTCCAAGGATTATCATCCCTATCAGATGGTCCATAAACTCCTTCATGTTGTTGATTTGATGAAATACCACCCAAAGCCCTTTTTGTAAGGTCAATTCCTTCTTGTCTCAAACGAAGTGCGGTATCCCTAACCCACAATCCTATTGAAAATGCCATAGTAAGGTCATCATTATAACTTTTCATAGCTTCAGCTCTACCATTAATGAATATAAATGTAAACAATTCTTCAATCAAACGATTAGAACGAATTATTACAGCTTTTTCTCTAAAATATTCATCCAATTTAGATATAATAAGTGGGCGGGTTTTAGAAGTGGTTGAAAATCCAGCTACCATTTGTCTTTCATCTGCACGATATTTATTTCTCATTTGGTGTTCAACATCTACATATTTTAAATCCTTACTCATATAGAATAAGTTTTTATATTGTCTATCTATACATTGTTGAATACACGCCCACCCAATATTTGAGTTCTCTATTACTAATAGGGCATCATTATATTCGGTTGAAAGATTTACCAAAAAGTTTCCAAAATCTTTTGTATCAATTTTTCCTTTATACTCCGCCACTTGAGTTGCATTTATTATATCAATTACATGACACGCTGAAAAGTCCGAACCATCACCTCTCGCTACGTCCGCCACAACCATATAAGAACCATTTGCAGTTGGATATTCCCATCTCCAAAGGTTTCCATCAAATCCAGTCTTTTCAATTGGATCCTGACAATATGTTTCTTTGTAGAACATTAAAAGTTCAGGATCAATTACGGTATCACCAGAAGATACAAAATCACAATCACATTCTTGTGCCGCTTTCTTTTGTCCTAATAATTTTTCTTGTTCATCTCTCCAACTCTGGTCTCTTTCCGGATGCACTGTCCAATGTAATTTAATTGTATTAAATGGATTTGTTCCTTCTTCTGCATCTAACCAAGTTTTATGAAACCAATTACCTACACCATTTGGAGTAGAAAGAGCTACACACGCACCACCGGTTGATAATGTAGATTGTGCCGCTACCCATATCTCATCAATACTTTCAATAAACGCAGCCTCATCAAATATCAAAAGAGAAAGTGCTTCAGAACGGCCGGCATCAGGTGAACTTGCAATCGCTTTAATCTGAGAACCATTTTGTAAACGAAGGGAAAGTTTATTATCTTCCAATGAACCACCTTTTAACCAACTTGGTAATAGTTCATGCATAACCCTTACTTTTGTTACTAAGTTTTTTGCTACATCTTGCTTTGTTGCAATAACCAACACATTAAAATCAGAATTGAATATCATTTTCCAAAGTGAGAATCCCGCACAAAGAGTTGAGATACCAGTTTGACGTGATTTTAAAACTATATTAAAACGATTATCTTTAAATTGAGTTAATGTTTTTTCCTGAAATGGGAAAAGGTGAAAAGGTATTTTACCTCTCACCGGATGCTGAATCATACAATATTTCTTCATAAAGTGTATGGGGTCAGTAGCACACTTTTTGTATTCTTCTGCAATAATTTCTTTAAGACTTTTCTTTTGTGTTATCCCTAAATTTTGAGCCATCTTAATCTACTGGTGCTTTAATAAGGTCATCATACCCTTTATCTTTCAATTTATCCCAAGCTTCGTTTCTTAATTTTTTAGCCTGTTCAATCTCACCCTCATACTTTGTAATATCGGTAAGAATTTCTGCTTTTAATTCATTTACATCTTTTTCTAAAACCCATTTTTCAATTTTACCATCTTCATGTACAAATTCATATTCCTGTTTTGCATCATTGTATGCTTGATTAAGTTTTTCAATTAAATCTTTTCCATATGCAATCATATTAGAATATATTTTATAATCTTCATATGCTTCCCACATTCCATCGTATTTTACTTGAGCTTCTCTTTTAGTAAGACAATGCAAACAATATCCGGTTTTTGATATTAATTTTTTATCAACTCTACCTAACTTAATTGTTTTACAATTATCCGATTTACAGCTATTTAATTTGTCTAAATAAGCTCTAACATCTGACATTGTTTCGGAAAGTTCATTTACTCTGACCTTTCCATATTCTTTTTGTTCCCAAGTTTTACCTTCAGAATCTGTCCAAATTTCTCCTACTTCTTTTTTACGATTGTTTTCAGATGCATTTTCGGCATTTGCAAAAGATATTTGTGTATCTTTTTCGTATTCACCGCCCGTCAAAACCATATTCACCAACTTTCTACGTGTTGGATGCATATATTTTTTTTGAAATTCCTTTGACATATTGTTTATGATATATTTGTATATATAAGTATATCATAATTAAATAAAACAACTATTTTTCGAAGAATATACCTAATATTTGATTTAGGGGAGCAAATGCGCCAGTAAGTTTATATGTATTTCCACCATAAACGAATACAATACCTTCGTTTGGTACTATTTTATCAAATCCACCCAGAGCATTTAATCTTTCTAATTCTAATTTAAGTTTTTGAATTTTCTTTGGGTCACCACTTGCTTTTACCTGCTTTATAGTTGATTCTAATCTAGAGACCATTTGTTTTTTAGCGGAATCTGGATTTGCTGTAAGTACTGAACTCATAAATGATAATACATCCGCACCAACTCCTAAGAATATCTCTTCAAATCTCATTAAATTTTGTTTTGATATTTTTTGTTGGTCTTGTTTATCAATTTGTTCAGCCCAAGCTCTTAATTTTGCATCTTGAATTGTTGCTATACGAAAACCTTTGTCACCAAAAGCCCATCTTTTAACCAATCCTATTTTTTCTTGTGTATCTAATTTCTTTGCACCTTTTTCTACAAATTTAGTCCACCATGCTTGGTGATAATCAGCAACTCCATCGGAATCGGATAATCCAAATTCAGATTGTAATTTACTAATCATTGAAATATACTTTCCTTGCAATTTAGAAAGGTGTTCCGATTTTGGTAATTTTTGTATTGGAGGTCCCTGAATTGTGTACTTAGATTGAACATGTGCATTTACTTGCTTAATCATTCCACCTAATATGGTTGCTGCGGATTGGTTTTCTCCAATTATGTTTCCTTCAGCATCATATTCAAATGTACCATGAAATACTAATAGTGGTTGGTTATATGGAATTACATTTACGGATGTTGGATATATTACTTCCAAATTCATAAAACACGCCCCATCTTTGAATATTTTCTTTCTTTGTGGCTCTGATAGTGCAGATATTGCGGCGGATAAATCTTTCATAGCGAAATTGTATGCATCTGTCAATCCACCTCTACCAGCAAATTTATCTGCTACTTGACCTATTGTCATAGCACCAGCTCCTTTGTTCTTTAAGTGTGATTTATTACGAGCCGCAACTAATCTTCCATTTACCCAACTAATTGCTAACGCCTGTCCATCAGTTTTTTCTCTTGCTAATTCCAAATCACCATTTAATGCTCTTACTACAATTTGTTTAAGGTCACCAAACGTTAATCCCATTTCAATATCGAATGGGTGCGCCATATGACCATACGCACCACCTTCCAAAATTAAACCTTCACTTATTGCTTTCTTTTTAAATCTATTTGTAGATTTATCATATTTTTCCCAACCTTGCGGATTATTTAAATCTAAATTTTCATCTGAAGTTATATCAACTCCTTCTCCACCAAACATACCAGGAACATTAAATCCTACCTGATGGTCTAAAGAACTTACTTCTTTTAATTTGTTATCTCCTTTAAGAAAATCTGCAGGGGTTTTAAGACCTGTTTTTAATATACGATTATATTTGTGTGTTTTACCATCATTTTGGTCATCAACAGGTAGTTTTTGGTCTACCGCTCTTTTCTTTTCAAATTCGGATGGAATCTCATGATATGTATCCCATCCTTCTAAATTATCTAAATAATAACTCTCATTATCATATTCTTCCCAAGTTCCATTCCATTGAGTACCAGTTGTTGCATTACCATCATTATAAAATGCACCATTTCCAGTATATTCCTTAATAACCTTTTCATCAACAACTGCCAAACGAGTATAATATTTTGGATGTTCGTAAAGATGGTCTAATGCAATTTCTTTTGCTACGTTTGTATCGGATGTATGCTCTCTTTCAATTGCATACCCTTTCATAAATTCTACTTTAATATCCTGTACGTTTACTTTATGGTGTTTAGCTATATCTTTTAAACTCATGCCGTCAGCCTTACCACCTTTTAATTGATTTTCTTTTACAGGCTCATATCCTTTATCTTGCGTATCTTTTGTATCGGTTTGATGACCAACTTCTTTTTTTCTATCATCATCAAAATCAATAGTATCCAATTCAGCCCCATGCCCATAATCCGGCGCATATGTAGAAGTTTTATGATGATGTAAAAAATTATGTTCAGCTTCAGATTCGGGTTTATGAGTTTTAGAATTTATTTTTTCTTCAACTTTTTCATATTCTTCACTACCATCTTTATCCAATTTAGATTTTAATTTCTTAACATCTTTTGGATTTGGTGCACCATTAATATATCCACCTGGTAAACTTAATCCTACACCAGCTCCACCAGGTAATCCCATTTCATCTAATAAAGATTCTTCTACTTCATCTATAATTTCATTAATATCTTCTTTTGAAATTATTTGTGGTTTTTCTTTTTTATCAACGTGCCAAAATCTTTTAACTTTATTAATAGGTTTTTTATCTTCTATATTTTCCCAATCTTCAGTTTTATGTGGGTCTGCTGCGGGGTTCAATGTACTATGTACAACGTTTTGGAGTTTATAGGTAACTTTTCTATATGGTCCTTCTAATTCTTTTGAAATTTTACCTTTACCCCTCATATAATCACCTTTAGGGAAATGTAATTGAGTATATCCCATTTGTTTAAACCAAGGTTCAGGTTTTGTTGAATTTAAAATTCTAGAAGAACCATCGGTATAATATCCAGTTTCCGGTTCCCCAGCATCGGCACCATATCCTCTACTAGCACTTTCTTTTAAATCTTTTTTAGGAATTCTAAATGTTACTGCTTTCTTACCATTTATAGTTGGCATTCCCCATTCATCTTTACCTATGGATTTAACAATTACTTTTTTGTTTTTAAATTTACCCATTAAGATTTCATCGCCAACTTTTACATTTAATTTAATTTCTTCATTAATACACTCTTTTAATTTTTTTAATTTAAGAGTAATCAATTTGAATATTTGGTCATCAAATTTTGGATATGCTTTTGTAAAATTCTTTTTTCTTTCTGCTTCAGAACCACTACTTAACCAATATCGTACATCAGTACCACTAATAGGATTTGGTTGTGCAGGTGCCGCATAAACATACCCTCTATCTAAATAACCGGTATCTATCTTTCCTTTATATGGTTTAAAATATTTACCACTTAGACGGGATGCATCTTTTTCGCCCACCACAGTTACAAAGCCAGTTGTGTCTGAATCAAATTTATTAAGTATTTCTTCTGGAGCGTATGGGTTTCTTACATTAACAATTTTAGATGATGGAATTCCAAACATCTTTATCATTATTGCTTTCTTTTCCTTAAACCCAAATGGAGATTTTTTTGAATCGGTTACATCGGAAGTTCCTATATAAACATTATCCCTTCCGAACTTCTTAACCAAATGGTCATACGTTGCGTAGTGACCCTTATGAAAAGGTTGAAAGCGGCCAGAATAAACAACAACTACTTTGTCTATCTTTGCCGCTTCTCCCAGTATTGTTTCTATTAAATATTGTGTTAATCCTTTCATATAGTTTTCTATACTATATAAATATTAGGATTAGTCTTTTACAACTTTATTATTTCTCAATCGGTGCGTTTTGTTGCTGAAGTCTGCTAGGTGCACCTGGTTGATAAACAATAATTCCTTCTTTTAAATCAATTTGATGTCTTGGATATTTTTCTTCCAAAGAATCAATGATAGTTTTTAATTCTTTATTCTTGTCTTTGAA